CACAATTTCCTGCAGATGCAGTCAGCCAAGCGGTTGACTCGCTCACAGAAGAACTCATGGCATATAAACAAAGTACTGACCTTTGTCGTGAGTTGACTATTGATGAATGCCTCAATGGTATTCCTGGTCAGATAGAGTCTGTGGACACAACAACGTCCTCAGGCTATCCGTTTTCCCTTAATTCGAAATTGAGGGGAGCGAAGAAGCAGTTGCTTGTCGGTGAACCCGGAAAGTGGCGGCTTGGTGTGGAGGCGCAAATGCACTATGACTCGTGGACGACTATTATGTCTCGAGGCGAAGTGCCCAGTGACCCTTTCATTGTCACTCTGAAAGATGAGCGACGTAAGATTGAAAAGGTAGATGCTGGTAAGACGCGTGCTTTTTGTGCGGGATCCTTAACTGGTTTTCTACACAATAAGCGACATTTCGCCGCTTTCGCGCTCTTTTTGAAGCGCATTCGAGCGAAATGTTTTTCCACACTTGGACTGAATCGTGCGTCCCGTGAATGGGATGAGATGATGAAGTGGATGCACGAGGTTGGAAACCTTGGCATTGATGGTGACCAGTCTGACTGGGATGGACGTTTCAAAGCGGCCATCGCGATGGAGTGTAAGAAGATCATAGCCGCATTTTACGGTTATCGACCTTTGTCTCGTGAAGATCTCGAGACAACTATACTCTTTCTACATGCCATATTCCCGATGCTACGAATAACGTGGCACTATCGTGGATCTGGTATGTATACCATCATTGTTGAAGTCCCAGGCTGTATGCCTTCGGGATGGTTTTTGACCTTTGTGTTGAACTCACTCGTGAATGCTATAATGTTTCGAGTTGCCTGGATAATCTTGGTATCGAAGCCTTATAATGACTTGTATTACTTTCGCAGGAATACGAGGGAAAAGTATGCTGGTGACGACAATTTATTGTCTGTCGCTGAAGCTTTTCTGTCACAGTACAATAATGTGACAATTGCGGCTCTTTATGCTAAGTATGACCAAATTTATACACCGGCATCAAAGAGTGGAGAGCTGATTCCTTATCAGCCCCTTGAGGATTGTATTTTCCTTAAGACGAAGAGCGGTCGTCGATATGACCGCTGGGTACCGTTGTTTGACCACGATGCGAATCTAGATACATTAAACTGGATACGCAAGTGTGATAACCCTTCTCAGGCAACTGAGGATAATTGCAACGATGTGTTACGAAATCTCTTCTTTTACGGAGAGGATTTGTTTCAGGACCTTAGAACGTCCATACTCGCTTGGAAGCCCGAGTATAATTTGCTTTCATATTATTCGCTGGAGTCCGCTTATCTGGACTACGGCGCCTTACCTGATCCGTATGGATCCTTCGGCTTCTCGAAGACACGCGTAGTAAATATGCGCGCAGCTCTTGAGGAAGTACAGCTTATGACCCCCCTTGCCAAATCGACTGAGAACAGAGATTCAGCCGACAAACAGAGTGGACATAACTTTAGAATGAATACGACCATTGCCCTACCAAGTAAGATTGCAGCTCTAACAAATCAAAT